AACGCGCAGTTCCGCAAGAATAATTACGAGAGACTGTTTAGAGACGCATTCCACGATGCTTTTGTAGCAAAGCGGTGCGTTGTCCTATGCGAGTGGGCGGCCTCATCAAAGACAGAGACCGTTGAAATCCAGGGGGCCGCCCCCGCCCAATACCAGCAGATTCTCCAGCAGCACAATCCTATTAGTGTGCAGGAGGAAAACATTGTCACTGATCCTAGCGGGATGCTGTTTGGTGAGGTGACGATTGAGAAGGATGACTCGGGTATTGAGCTCAAGCTGATTGAGCCGGAGCGGTACTACCGTGACCCCAATGCCAGTTATCCCTCGGAGGCCATGTTTGTTTCGGTAGAGACTGATTGCCCTCGAGCCAAGCTGCTGATGGAGGGCTATGACCCGGAGCAGGTTGATGGTTTGACGCCTGACTACAGGTTCCGCAACCAGGACGAAGACAGCTCCCGTAAGGCGTTTGATGGTACGTATCAGAAGCTAAAGCATTACAACCGCACTGGTGTGCATGAGATTGTCACGGTGTATCGCACTTGGACATGGCTAGATCAGGGCACGATCAATGATGACCCCGGGCAGACAGCGCAAGAGGTGCGTCTGTATGAGGTGCATTGGTCGTGCGGTGAGGTGTTGCGGTGGGCTGATGGCTCGCCGGCCATGCGTGAGGTTGACTGCATGCCGTTCTTTGAGTGGACGGAGATGAAAGTTAGCCACTCAGCGGAGGGTACGTGTACTGCCGATGTGATGGCGCACGTTCAGAAGACGCAGAGCACGTTAAAGCGCCTGGTTATTGATAATCAGCAGATGCGTAACACCACGCGCTACGAGGCCACTGTAGGCGCTCTAAAGAACCCTAGAGATCTGCTAGATAACACCATTGGCGGAGTGATTTGGAGCCGCCAGCCGGGCTCTATAACGCCCCTGGCTACCCCTGAGCTGTCACCACTGACGATGAACGTTGTTCAGATGCTAAAAGCGGATGGTGATGAGCGAAATGGCATGTCTGGATTGGCTAAGGGCATGGAAATGGGCGCGGTGAACAACCAGAACGCCTCTGACATGATCGACAAGCTGACTACAGCGGGCCGGCGCCGGGTGACTATGGCTGCCAGAGACTTTGCCAGGACGTTTTTGGTGCCTTTGAGCCAGCATATTTGCAAGCTGGCGATGGAAAACGACAAAACGCAGGATCAGATTGAGATGAAGGGGCAGATGATCCCAGTTATCCCTGCTCAATGGTCTGATGATGACCTTGAGATGGAGGTTGCTGCGGCTTTAACTCCGGATGAGGCGCAAAGAAACGCCGCGCAGCTGATGATGTTGCACCAGAACATGATGCAAGACCCGGCAATGGCTGAAATCTACGGTGTTACGCAGCGTCACAGCCTGTTTGACCATATTTTTGATCTGATGGGCGTGAAGAACACTGCCACCTTCATGATGAGCCCCAATTCTCCTGAGTTCCAGCAAATGCAGGCGCAGAAACAGGTGCAAATGGAGTCTCAGCAGCAAGAGGCTGCGGTACAGGCTGAATTGCAGAAGGGATTGGTAGCCGCGCAGACAGCGGCCCTTGAGATGCAGGGCCAGGCGGCCTTGACCAAGGCCCAGGTCGATCAAGCGGACAAGATGTTTGATAACACCATGAATCAGGATGAGCTTGACCATACCAAGTTCGTTGATATCGAGAAGTTGGCGATTGAGAGGGAGAAGATCAATGCCGGCTAAGTTCAGTTTGCCAAGGGCTATTCGAGAGCGAGAGAAGCCTGCGGAAATCCGCGAGGGGTTGCACCCCCTCATTCGTAAACGGCTATTAGAGAGGGAAGAGCAAAATGGCCCAGACAAACGCAGGAAGTTCCTCGCAGCCCGATATTCAGTCGATTCTGGAAGCGGGCAACCAGGCAGCGCAATTGCTGAACAGTCCGATATTCAACATAGCGTATCGGGAGACAGTGAACAGGTTCTTCAACGAGTGGCTGACGACGAAGGTCGATCACTCGAAGGAGAGGGAAACGATTTATTCGAGGGTGACGGCGCTACAGACAGTGGCAACGACACTGAGTGAGTTTGTGCAGCAGGCTGAGACGATCCAGCAGCAGCAACAGAATGAAGATTTTAGGCCAGAGGAGTATTCGAGATGAGTGAAGACGCTACCCCTAGCTTTCGTGAGCAGACCATGAGCCGACTAGCTGAAGAGAGAGGCAGTCGAGTTGAAGAGCCTGCACCAGAAAACGTACAAGGCACAGCCCCCGAGGTCATTGAAGATGAGCCTATTGGGACACCTGAGCTTGCTACGGAGGAGCTCGATGAGCTCGAAGCTCAAGCCGTGGATGATGAAGTCGAATCTCTGGATGAAGATGAGCCAGAGGCACCCGATGAAGTCGAACACGATTGGGAGCAGCGGTATAAGGATTTGCAGTCCGAATATACCAAGCTGACGCAGAACAGAGAGGAATTTGAGTCAGAGATGGCTCAACAACTGACAGAGGTTAAGCGCCGTGAGTTTGAGCTGGATGATGTCCTGCAAGAATCTCGGCAGCATGCGGAGCTTCTGGTGAGTGCCATGAAAGGCCAGGCGAACCAATATCGCACGATGAATTGGTCAGCTATACCGGCGGATCAGCTGCCGCAGTACAAGCAAGCGGCAGAGCAGGCATTTGCTCAGGAGCAACAGGTAACGCAAGCCCTTGAGGTGATCAAGAATCGCCAACAGGACGCTTTTAAGCAGCAGGTTGAGAGAGAGGCTGCGCTATCCCTGACCCGCTTACGCAAGACCATCCCTGGTTGGAATAACGAGGTATATGGCAACTTGCGTGAGTACTCGCAAAAGCGTGGGCTAGACCCGCAATTGTTTGATGCGATTACTAACCCTGCAGTGATTGAGATGATCCATGATTCTTATGCCTATCGTTCTGCAAACAGCAAAGCAAAAACTGTTTCTAAACGAAAGTCACAGAAACTCTCTACAGCCAATAGCCCTGGTCGAGTCAGGGATGCCCGGGGCAAGTTTGTATCTGCCCAGCAGGCGTTTAACGAAACCCCTAACCAACGGGGAGCGTTTGCCAAGATGAAGCAGGCGCAATTGGCGATGGAGAACAAGTGACTGAGCTGACAATACCGTAGGAGGTAAATCATGGCTCAGGTAGACAATACTTATTATCAGACGCGCCAAGCGGAAGATGTACAAGATGTTATTTACAACATCTCACCAATCGACACCCCCGTGGTGTCTATGTCTAAGACTATCCGCGCAACTGGTAAGTTGCATGAGTGGTCAGAGGACGATCTGAATGCGCCAGGCGAGAACGCTTTGGTTGAAGGTGCCGCAGCTGGCTCCGATACCTCTAAGCCTATCGTAGAGCGATCAAACGTATGCCAAATCATGGGCAAGGTGGCGGAAGTCACTGGCACCCTGGAGAAAGTAGACAAGTATGGCCGCGATTCTGAAATGGCGTACCAGCTTGAGCTGCGTTATGGCGAGCTGGCTAACGACCAGGAGTGGGCTGTAGTCGGCACCCAGCAGACTAAGGTGCTGGGACAGGCATCTGATGGTACTGCGCCGATGTACATCCCCAACGCGCCCGCACGTAAGATGACTTCATTCGTTCCTCAGTTGGACGCGTCTGTAGTTGTCGATGGTTCTGGTGCCGCTGACGCCGCCGATGTTGAGGAGCTTCTCCTTGAGGCGCATCTAGCCACTTACATGGCTGGTGGCAATCCCTCGTACCTGATCACAGACCCGGCTACTGCAGGCATTGTTTCTAGCTTTGCCCTGGCAGCTGGCCGTCAGCGTGACATCCGTAACGAGCGCAAGATCGTGAACGTTATCGATCTGTATGTCTCTACTTACGGTGAGTTGGACGTTGTTCTGGATCGGAACATGGAAGCAGGCACTATGCTGCTGGTTGATTTCAACTACGCGGCAACCCCCGTACTGCGTCCTACTGCGGATTGGCCCATTGCGAAGGTTGGTGACTCTGATAAGCGCCAAATCCTTTGGGAAGGCACGTACGCCGTTCTCAACGCAAAGGCACACGCTGCAGTAACTGGTGTGGATCTTTCTCCCTGATGTCTGATTATCGACATCGACTTGTAAAGGCTGGGGGCGGAAGCTCCCAGACCTTTTCATTTGAGGATGGCAAAGGCTATCGCGGTTATCACTTTGATACCGAGCAAGCCAAGGCGCACGTTAAGTACAAGCAGGACATCGATGACCATAGAAAAGGAAAGGATTGGCGTTATGTCGGTTCAATCCCTATGGAGACGGTGATAAAATATCAACACCAGCTGCCCGAAGATGAGAGAGCGGATTTCTGGCATTTGTTTGCAACGTGCAAACTTACAAAACAGAAATTTCTGGCCTGGTTTCAGCAGAATTATCCTGAGCTGTTACCTGGTCACTCGAGGACGGGTAGATGAGGTCATACAACGATCTGTTGAACGACGTTCGTTCATTCCTAAACCGTAAGGATCTCGATGCTGAGATCCCTCGTTTTATTATGCTGGCCGAGCAGGACTTGTTTCGGCGGCTCCGGGCAACGTGCAATGAGACAACGCTGAGTTACACGGCGAGGTCTGTTGGCTACCCGATCAATGCGGCAGTAAGGCTTCCTGACTCGGCGTTAGAGCTGAAGTCGGTGGTATTCAATGGTTTGCCGCTTCAGTACATCTCTGATGCAGAATATTTTCGCAAGCTGAAAGAGTTGCCGCCTTCGCAGACGGCGGTAGAAGAGCAGCCCGAGGCAGGCTTTCCCTTGCCTGATGATCCAGTAGCTGAACCCATGATTGGCGAGCTATTGCCGCCAGAGCTGATCGCAGATGCGGAGCTTGACCGGCATGCTTATCCGCCGTGGTTGACCCCGGCCCCTGGCTATTACATTGATGGCATTGCCAGGCCAGAGTACTTCACAAGAATTCAAAACTACCTTTGCTTTTGGCCGATTGCGCCGGTAGCGATAGAGAACGAGCTACACGTTTACCTTTATCACTATGACGGCCCTGTAGACAGCGCAAATCCTTATACCAGCACTCTCCAGGACGCCTATCCCGCGTACCTGTACGGCGCTCTGAGCCACGCAGAGGGGTTTCTGATGAATGATCCCCGGATCGCGCTGTGGAAATCCAAATTTGAAGAGACTTTAGGGCAGCTGAACGGCACTAAGACGGACGCTGACCTGGGCTCAGTACAGGAGGTTCAGTCAGTTTATGCCTAAGAATCAAAATGTATGGAATTACGTGCCACCTCATCGTGGCGCTCGCCTTGATGGCGGCACGCCTAGCTCGCTGAACAATGACAACAGTGTAGATGGCGGCTGGTCTGATCGCTCAACGCTTGGCTCATCAACATCGGGCCATGTTTATGTTGAGGAGGCTCCCTACAACGGCGAGTCATTTGTTCGTCGTGATGGTGAGTGGAAGCCTTTGTTTGAGGGTGCTGGTGCGATTGATTCGTTTCTGGCGCTGATTGATCAGGTTCAGCAGATTGACGCGAGGCTGTCTGCGCTTGAGGTGATTGTTCAAAACCTTGAGCTGTCGGCAGAAGGCTGGCAAGAGGCGCGCATTCAGTCAATTGAGACAACGCAGCAGAACATCTTGGACGGCAATGTCACGCTGGAGAAGGTGTTGGCGAAAAACAACATCACAGCTTACGTGGATGGATAGTAATGGCTAACCAATACATCACATCTCTGGACGCCTCTGTGCCGCAGATCACTGATCCTGTGGCTGACGGCGCTGAAGAGATCAGAGCGTTGAAAGAGGTGGTTAAAAACTCTTTTCCGTATGCCAACAGCCCCTTGAATGTCAGTAACGAGGCGATTGTTGATGCTATTCAGTCTATGACCCAGATGGGGCAGGACATTGCTGCGTTAACGGCCCGCATTGAGGCGCTTGAGAACGCATGATCATTCCGCATGTCAGTCTAGGGCAGATCGGAGTAGTGGGAGACCAAAATGGTCAAGCCCTGCCAGTTAATGCCTGGACTGACAGCTTGAATGTGCGTTTTACGCCGCTTGGCTTGGAGAAGATTGCCGAATCCACGTTGCGCATTCAAGAGAACACTGACTTTCAGATATTCACCACCAAGCTGCGTGAGGGGAAGGTGTACGTCTTTGCTGCCAGCAGGGGTGGCTTGCATATGTACAACGGAGAGGAGTGGTATTTCACGCCTGCTGAGATTGGTGAGGACTCTCTGTGGCAGTACACCCATTGGGGTGACACGGTGATCTTCAACTGTCCTGAGTACGCGCCGTTTATGTTTGATTGGGACACGGTTGAAGATCCTGAGAATGCGGAGAACACGTATTTTATACCGCTTCCCAAGTGGGGAATGATATCTACCGAGTGGGATATCACTTCCGGCCAAGACCCCGGCTTTGATACAGAGGCTCGCTGTGAGCGCCTGATTGCTTATAAGTCTCAACTGGTAGCTGTGGGCGTCAAGCATAAAGAGCCTATAGAGAAGGATCTGGGCGATGGTGTGCCGACCCCCGAGAGAGATCCTTTGTATTCCTACAAGCCGCCAAAAAAATATTCAGATGGTGGTGATCTTCAGGAAGGTGACCAGTGGTATCAGGTCTTGACCAATGACTTTGATTACACCAGCCCAGACCCAGAGGGCTTGCCGTTGTGGATTCGGTCTGCGGATGACAAGTGGAATCCGTTTGAAGATGACCGTCCAAAGGAATACGAAAAGTCTGAATACAAAGATAAGAACAATGTGGTCTGGGTTAGTGACACCACTTCAGACCCCACCTACAAGGTTCCAGAGGGGGAGGCTGGTGGTGGCGCAGATGCGGGTGTATCTGGCGCTGTAGCTGGTGGCCCGCCCTCATGGGATTACATCAGCCCTGCAACGCTGTCTGTGCAACAGGTAGTGGGTGCGGCTGATGGTCGATATATCGCAGCAGAGCAATTGAATGAGTCAATCATTATCTACACCGCTACGGCGGCACATGCGCTTATCTTCACTGGCGGTCAGTACGTTGTTCAAACCCGCCGCCTA